TTGGTCATTTGATCCTGCTCTATCTAATGCGGCAGTCTCGGCAGCATCACCAACAATTGCAACACTTGTATTCGTACCAGAAACTTTTACATGTTCAACTGTTGATCTTCTTCCGTCATCTGTTGCAGGAAACCTAACCGTAGCAATATGGCCATCTAATGCACCAGCAGGTGTCGCAACACCTCTAGTGTGGTCAGCAGCAACAGCAGCATCGCTAGGATCAGTTAACCCTCTTACGTTTAACGGTACAAACTCACCGACATCAGTGACTCTTGTCGGCGGCACTAGTTACTTTGTTACAGTAATCTCATCAGCAGCAACACTTGTAAACGTATACACAGCTAACTCAGCAGCTATCGCCAATGCGGCACCAACAGGTACATTCTCGATTACCACAACATACCGCGTAGGAACAGTAGGAACACTTACAGGTTCTATCACCAGCGCATCTGTGTTTGGTACATCAACACTATCTGCTTCAGCCGTGTGGGTTGGTCTACACTAAGGTAACCGATGTCATTCTCAGCAGTACAATCATTCAGTGGTACGTTAGTTGCTTCCACCGCTCAAGCTATAACATTTGGTGATAGCACAGCTAACGTACCAATTCGCTATGCCTATGTAACAGTAGAAAATACAGGTGCGGCGGCAACCCTTATCTATGTAAGAACTGATGGTACAGCAGCAACAGTTGGCGGGGATTTTTGCATTGTCGTAGGATCAGGTCAGTCAGTTACCATTGCTAATGAACTACCATCATGGTCACAAGTAGCAAATGTAATAGCAGCAGGAACACAATCAGTAGGGAAGCCTTGGTCTCCCTCGGAAATTCAGCCTTATGGTTCTTCACTATACGGTGGAAAAGCATCACCAGGAACTAGTGTATCTCTCATCAGTGCAGGCACCCCGACCTTCACCGTTACAGGCACCGGCTAATACTAATAGCTGGATAGGCAAGAACATAAAAATGGGGTCTCAGTGGATGGGACATTTTGGTGCATTTAAGTGCCCCATATATTTTGCCTACGGTTGGGCAGACGTAACTGATCAAGCTTCGGCGGCGGATCTGTATGTGTCATTCGATGCAATACAGGCTTCTACCGGAATACAAGGTACATGGTTGCTATATCAGCAGGATTTCTTTCCGTCAAATATAGTGTGGCCCACTTACGGAGGGATGCTGAATGGTAATGACAGAATAGGCTGCATAGCTGTTAAAATAGTAGTAGCATCAGCCAGCAAGAACAATTCGTTAACATGCCAGTTCGCAGGTTAGGAAAAACATGGCAAAAACATATTCAGCACCAACAGGAATTCCTAAGAGTGCAACACCAAATCCGGTGACAATGGCACCAGATCCTTCATTTCCTGAGCGTCCAGGTACATACTATGAGCGTAAGCAGGGAACACCTACACCAGGTCGTCAAGGACCGGCAAGGTTTTATGAGGGCGTAGCAACAGATACAGACGTTCCACGTGAGTTTACTAATGGCGCAATGCAGGGATATCAGACTGCTGACGGTCGTTCGAACCATAACAAGAACGTTTACGAGAAGTGGCCAGCAGAAACCATGCAGGAAAGAGCACACATGGGATCAGCAGCATGGGTAGAAGCACCAACATATCTTGGTGAGTTCTCTCATGGCGCAGACTCAGTACTTGCAGAACGCAAGTTTGAGATGGTTAATCGTGCTGCTCCTTATGGTCGCCGTTGGGAAAGAGTTTCACCAGCAGAGATCAACGACTAATTTAGGCAGGGATCATGGCGGTATCAGTACTGTCACAAGCTCAGTTCAGCCAACGCGGACCTGAGCATCCAAGAGATCCTTCTGGTGACCCTAAGTTCAACAGGGTAAAGTTCACTGGCGCGTCTGGTTCAAAGACCATGCATATCGCAAGAGGACGTGTACCCAAGCCTCCAGGAACTCATCCTCATCACAGGAAATCTGGAAGAAGAACTAGGCGAGCAAGATAAATGTCTTTCCACTCGCAGAATAAAAAGTAAATTATATGAGCATTGATTTTGTATCACCTAATATCAGGGCTGCTGGCAGCGATCTTACAATTGCCATCAGTCCTTTAGGTCTTGTAGAACTATCTGATGAAGAATTCGAAGTACACGGTCCCAGGCTTAACAGGTATGCTCAAGGATGGGCATTCTATCTTGGTCACCACTGGGCTTATCGTCGTGAGGCAGGAGAGCCGCAGATTACATTTAACTATGTGCGAGCTCTTTCTGACTGGCTAACTAACTTTACCTTCTCTAACGGCATAACATTCAAGGTGCCAGAGAACTACCAGCATACAGTTCCGGCTTTACTTGAAAGAGTATGGAACAAAGATAATAACAAGCAGCAGGTCATATGGGAGATAGGCAACCAGGGATCAGTCCAGGGAGACGCCTTCGTAAAGGTAGCATATGAGCCTGCTTATGAGGATGCGGTTGGTAATCCGCACCCAGGAAAAGTAAGATTACTTCCCCTTAATGCATCTTTCTGTTTTCCTGAGTGGCATCCTCATGATCGTGATAGATTAATCAGATTCAAATTGAAGTACCGTTTCTGGGGAACAGCACCAGAGGGAACGAGACAGGTATACACATATGTCGAGATCATCACTGATGATGTCATCGAAGAATATGTTAATGATGAGCTTATTGATCGTCGCCCTAACCCTCTCGGATTTATCCCTGTCGTTCATATTGCGAATAAGATCGCTTCGGCATCACCATGGGGACTCTCTGATATTGTCGATGTCATTCCTCTTAACCGCGATTTTAATGAAAAAGCTACAGAGATATCTGACATAATCAACTATCACACTGCTCCCGTAACCATCATTACCGGGGCATCTGCAACTAATCTTGAGAAGTCAGCTAATAAGATCTGGGCATTGCGTCAGAAAGATGCAAGAGTCGAGAACTTGAATGCTGACTTTTCTGGTTTACAGTCAGCAGTTGAGTTCCTTCAGATGCTTAAGCTGGGAATGCACGAGATGATCGGTATTCCTGAGGCAGCTCTTGGAACAGCACAGGCTATCTCTAACACTTCTGGCGTAGCACTTGCCATTCAGTATATGCCTACAATGCATGCATACAAGCAGAAGAAAATACAGTACGAGGTAGGATTCCGTCAGATCTCTGAAATGGCTTTGAGGACACTCTTCTTATTCGAGCCAGAGACTTTGATATATAATCAGTCAACTGAAGGTATACTAGAGACTGATGAACAGCCAATTGTTCTAGATCCTAATGATCCTGAAGTGTACGATATTACAGTTTCATGGCCACCACCATTGCCAGTAGACCAGACAATCAAGCTGACTGAGATACAGGCAAAGCAAGCACTTGGCCTTGAGTCTAATATTGGCGCTCTGAGAGATCTAGGAGTGGAATTCCCTGACGAGAAGTTCCAGGAAATCTTTGAAGAGAAGATGGTAGATCTAGAACAAGATAGTGCTATGCAGATCAGGAGAGCAATGGCAGCGGCAGTTGTCCAGAAACTAACTGGTCTGGTTCCTGAGGGATTCACAGAACAAGAGGATAAGCCTAAGGAAGGCGAACCAGGTAAGCCACCATCAGCCATGGACAATGTTGACACATCTGGTATCTTGCCATCAACCCCGACAATTAGTGACGTGACCGGATTGAAGAACTCGACAATGCTTTCATCCATCACGCAGATGGCATTCGGAACTAAGCTACCTCAGCGAAGAAACATTAACAACACGAACGAATAATTAGGGATATACAAGGAAAAGAAAAATGGGAAACAATCCAGATCCACAGAGTCTAAATGTATCATCAGGAACTACAACCTGGCAGGGAACTAACCCGGCAATTCCTGGTACTTCAACAGGACCCGCGCCAGTTGTGATAAACAATCCTCCACCAGCAGGTCAGTACTTTACGGCAGAGCAGCTAGAGGCAGCACGTCAGCAAGAAAAAGACAAGCTTTACGGCAGGCTCCAGTCACAAGAAGAAACCCTTAACGCTTTCAAGGCTCAGCTAGAAGATCTTAATAAAGATAAAGAAGCAAGAGACAAAGCTATTGCTGAGGCTGCAAAGGCTGCTGAGGAAGCACAGCGGAGGGAACAAGAATCTAAGCTTTCAGCAGAAGAATTAATTAGTGCCAGGGAAGCTGAGCTAACTGCTAAGCATGAGCAGTTCAGTCAGGAAATGGAACTTAAGATTGCGACTATGCAGAAAGAACAAGAATTTCTGAGATTGCAAGCTTATATCCAGAGAAGAGTAGCTGAGGAAACAGCAGCTAATACTATCATTCCGGAACTCGTTGAATTTATCGGTGGTAATTCGGAAGATGAAGTAGAAACTACTATAACCAAGGTTAAAGAAAAAACTGCTAACATTGTTAAAGGAGCTGCCACTTTGACTGCTCCGACAATGCCAAATGGTGTTTCACCAACAGGCGGTCCCTCAGGCCCACTAGATAATCTAGGCGGTCCAAAGCAATACTCTAAGGAAGACATCGACAAGATGGATATGCAGCAGTATGCAGCATGGAGGCAGCAGCAGGGAATAGCCGGGGCAGGTAACAATAGAGGCTTATTCAGCTAAATTAATTTAGTTAATGAAAGGAACCACCAAAGATGGCAGGTTCAGCACTAACTGGTACAAGCTTCATAAGTGCATCTCCTACAGCTTATGCAGGTGGATCAGCACAGCTAACACCAGCAATTCAGACAATCTGGAGTAAAGAAATACTCTTCCAGGCTATGCCAATTTTACGTTTCGAGCAGTTCGCTGTAAAGAAGACAGAATTGGGTGTACAACCTGGTCTAACAATTCACTTCATGAGATATAACAACCTTCCTCCAGCTTCACAGCTAGTTGAAGGCGTTCGTATGCAGACAAACCCCCTGACAGCATCACAGTTTGATATTACTGTAGCTGAGCAGGGTTTTGCTATTGCAGTATCAGAACTTCTTCTTAACGCATCATTCGATGACGTAATGGCATCAGGTTCACGTCTTCTTGGAAGAAACATGGCCCTGTACCTGGACGGTTCTGCTAGGGACACACTATATCAGGCATCATCATTGATCTTCGGTTACAACAAGTTCTCGCTATCAACAGCAGTTCGTACACCACTATCACCATATGACCACGGTGCAGCAGCAACATCAGCAGCAGCACTATCAGCAGGTAACTACTCATTCACTACTGCTGTGGTTAAGGATGCTCAGGAAACTCTGGCAACAAAGAACGTGCCAAGGCTTGGAGAAACATATGTTTGCTTCATTCACCCGCACCAGTCTCGTCAGCTAAGAGATGATCCTGAATTTATTGAAGTAACAAAATATGCCGCACCGGGCAATTTCCTTCTAGGAGAAATCGGTAGGCTAAACGATGTAGTGTTCATCGAAACTACACAGATCTACAACAACTATGTAGCAGCGAACACTTCGAACCCTCTATTCTACAACGCTATCTTCATTGGTGATAATGCATTTGGTCATGCAATTTCATTGCCAGTAGAACTACGTGATGGCGGAATCCTGGATTTCGGAAGAGAACACGCATTGGCATGGTATGCAATTTGGGGTCTTGGACTAATCACTGACCAAGCCGTACTTGTAGCATCAACCAACTAATAACTTAATATAAGTAACACTTTCCGAACAAGAAATACGAGGCACAAATATGACTACTCCTGTAGTTCAAGAAGGCAAGGTAAATACTTCCAGGAAGAGAGCTGCTGACTATACTGGTAAGCTGAATGAAAAGCTTAAGGTAGAGAAGGCAACTGAACTCAAGGAAGCTGCTGCAAGAGTCGCAATGGCAACAGCAGCAGAAGAAGAAGAAAAGAATGTAGTTGTAGACTACACTCGTTCAGGTGAGCCAATACCTGAAGTCGAGCTTAGGAAAGTTGAGGTTTCCTCACCTTTCAGGATGATCAGGGTTAACCAGGATATTGATGACATGACTTACGGTCGTGAAGTCATTGATCCTGGAGACTATGATGCTAATCCTCCTAGGGCGGCTATCATGGGCGGTCTGAATAGATACACCTTCAAGGAAGGCGTGGTATACAGAGTACCTAAGGAAGTGGCAGATCACCTGAATGACATAGGATACATCTCATACATGGGTGGCGCTTAATAATGAGCGGAGCATAAACAAGTGACAGGCGTGGCACAGGCAGGCGCACAAACGCAGCTAAACGCACTGACAGGGTTTACCCTGCCAGTAGTTGCATCAAGTGCGCCTACAGGTCAGACAGGTTTGATATGGATCAACACCTCATCTGGTAATGCCGTAATGGCATGGAACGGTACTACATTCGTAGCTGCTGGATTACCCTATCTGGCATTACTGACAGCAGACCCGACAACTAATGTAACTATCGCACAGCTAGCAGAATGCACAGACTCAGGGTACTCCAGGGTACAGGTAACGTTTGGTTCTGCTAGTGCTGCATATCCTTCTGGGGCGTCTAACACTAACTTGCTTACGTTCGGCCCGTTCAGTGTCAACATGAGTCTTCCCTGTCAATGGCTGGCACTTGTAACTCCTGCATCTGGAACATCTGGTCTTCTACTGAACTCATGGACGATATCCTCTCCACAGCAAGTTAGTGCAACACAGACAATTAATGTTGCTGCTGGAGCACTATCAATCACACAATCTTAGGGAATTACATTGACAGCTATAGTTTCATCAGACATTCTCTTTAAGCTGTCTGCTCCCGGTGCAAGCGCAGGAAATACTGTGTCAGGAACAGCCGGAAACTCATGGGGTAACTATATATCAACTACTCAGATTTCTAACACTCCGTTAGACAACCTGTTTACAGATATTACAGGAGCACAGAATGCGGCTCAGCAAGTAGACTATGCTTGCATCTTCATTCAGAACAATACTTCCTCTGGTAACTCTATGCTTAATACTGTAGCGTGGTTGCCGCTGTCTTTGTCAGTTGCGGGTGGAGCAAGCGTTCAGGTAGCAGCAGATACTTTTGCAGCGTCTTCTATCGGTACATCATCACAGCAGGCAGTAAAGATCACAGCGAATACCAACGCACCAGCAGGTGTTTCAGGTTGGGTTTCTCCGACATCATCACCTCCGGTATTTCCAAGCTACACGAATGGTATCTTCCTAGGCACCATTTCACCTGGACAGTGCATCGCGGTATGGATCAAGAGAATAGCAACGAACTCAGCCCCCGTAAACAATGACGGTTTCACTTTGGAAATCGACCTAGACACAATGGGCTGATACCATGACACAGAACAGATTCTACAGTTCAGTTGCCCTGCCTACTACCTTGGCAGCAGCTATAACATCTCCTTCAGCTACATCAATCTCAGTTAACTCAATAACAGGAAACCCGGTAAGCTTTCCGTTTACGTTACTGATTGACTGGGGTCTGCCAACTCAGGAGGCTGTATCAGTAACAGCTTCGTCTGGTACTGGTCCTTATACTTTAACCGTAACAAGAGGCATTGACGGCACAACAGCACAGACTCATGTTAACGGCGCTACTGTTGTTCACGGCGTAAGTGCAGAAGACTACAATGAGCCTCAAGTACACATTGCAGCATCAGCAGGCGTTCACGGTCTTACAGGAACGGTAGTAGGAACATCTGATACTCAGACCTTAACTAATAAAACCCTTGGTGCAACATCGTTTACCGGTAACACGTCAATGTCACAGTCAAGTGCGACTGGAAACCTTGTGTCTGTTACCAATACTCACTCATCACCATCTAATCCTAACGTTTCATGGATTGCGGCTGGTGTTGCTGACCTAGTACTGGGAATCTCAGTATCAGGTGATACTGTACCTCGCTTCGAGATCGTATCATCAGGTAAGCTACAGTGGGGAGCTGGAGGTGCCTCAGCAGTAGATACAGATCTGTACAGGAGCGCTTCTAACTCTCTTACGACAGATGGTAACCTGACTGTCGGATTGCTGGCTACGGCCACTACAGGAGCATACACAGCATCTACAGCAACAGGTCCCGTAGTAACCATAACCAACAGCACAGGTACTCCTACCAACCCGAACGAGACTATCTACAGCAACTCAGCTACAGATAAGGCGCTCGGTATCAGGGTAATCGGTGATACAGTATCTAGACTTAACATCCTGGCTAACGGTCACATTGACTGGGGTCCAGGTGGATCAACAGCAGTTGATACTAACCTGTACCGTAATGCTGCTGGTGAGGCAAAGACAGACAACAGCCTTACAGTCAATGGTAACGTTACTGTTGGCGGCGCTCAGCTTCTAGCTGGTGGTTCTGGTGTAATCGGCGTAAACAACGCAGGAACAGCACCAACAACAACACCTTCAGGTGGTGCGGTTGCGTATGCTAAGTCAGGTGCCTTTAAGTGGCGCGGTGCTGATGGAGCAGATTACAACACTGGTTCATTCATCTCTACACTGGCAACCAATACAACAGGTTTCGCTAACACTTCACTGACAACTATCACAGGGTTTAGCACGCCTCTTGGCATTGGTACATATCTTGTAGTGCTGTTTGTTCCGTACCTTCCCACAGGAACAATCGGATCGACATCAACCTTTGCGTTGTCATTTACTGGTACTGCTACTGGTGGTGCTCTTGCTAACTTCACAGTGCATAACACTTCAGCTCAGCTATCCCAGAACTCAGCACCTAGCACATCATTTGTATCACCAACACATACTGCGGCGAATACTCTAGTACAGATTAATGCCACATTTGTCGTGACTGTAGCAGGTACCCTGACTGGTCAGGCTAGCGTACAGACTGCTGCTGACACAATGACAATGTTTGCTGGATCTTACATGGAAGTCCAGCCAGTTGCATAATATGTCTGCAAAAAGACGTACTTTAATGCCAGGATAGGAGATTTAGCGTGAGTACTATTATCTTCTCTCCTGGCATTGGACGTGTTGTAGTATCTCCAATCGATGATGCAGAAAGCTCTGTATCTACTGTATCTGTATTCACGTACAACGTAATAGACCGAATCTCTGCGTTCAGTGCATCAGCCTGGAATATCCCGGCACAGGGTATATCTACTTCTAAAGCATTCGCATTCAACACTGAGAAAAGAATGCATGTCTACGGAAACATCATCAGGTATGGCGTTGTCCACCCTATCGTGTGGCCGATAGACAAGTATACTTTCATACCTTCTATCTCATGGAATGCAGACAAGAGATTTTCCGCATCCATGTCTAGCGTATGGAAGACAGCACAGAGAAAATCTTCGTCTAAGAAGATCGCTTTTAATGATTACATTACCCTCCATGCACATGCGGCTATGGACTGGAATGTACATCTCCTGGTTCGCAAGCCAGGATTGCTGATTGAAAGCTGGTACAACCAGATTGCTCAGCCAACTATGCATCCTGTTGACCTTGACAATTTCCAGGTTAATCCTTACCTTCAGTACAATGTTAAGAAAAGGATAAGCACAGCTAAGACCATCAGGTTCAACAGCTATGTCAAGGCATCCACTAAAAAGGCATCTGCGTTTAACACTAACGGAATACTTGTAATCTGCCAGAAGGCTGTTGCATGGGAAACATTGATGAGGTTGTAAATGCCATCAGGTAATGTGTCTAGTGTTTCAGTAACTTCAGCAATGGGGACTGTCGTACCACCAGCTAAGCCTTTACTAAGGTCAACGTGGACAACTGTCGGCAGGATGAATGTTAAATCACGTTCGACGTGGGAAACAACATCTTCTCTTACAGTCCAGAAATCATGTCATTTCAGGGTAACCGATGACGTAACTAAGTCTATCGCCGTAGCATTCAACTCCAAGAGAAGACTCAGCGTATTCAAGACTTCCAGGTTTAATGTATATACTCAGGTAAGAACGTTCAGTACTTCGCGGTTCAATACATTGTTCAAGGTTGCGGTAAGAGACTGGAGTACGCATTCTGCCTCACCTGGACTCATAACTGGCGGCATAGTTCATCCTATAGACTTTTCTGCTCCGTCATTCAGGAGAACATTCTACGGTCTTGCAGAACCTATCGTATCTCCTATTGATTACCAGGTTAACGTAGACTCCGGTAATACGACTCAGCCAGGAATACAATTCAGGGTAGGACTTGATCCTAACGGTGTTGTCGTATGCCAGAGATCTGTCAGGTATAACGTTCTTAACACTGTGAGCAATACGCAGAAATCATCGTGGCAGTCAATCTACAGGTACGGTCTGGCAAAGCCCATGCTGTTCAACATCTATAATAATCTTAGTAGTTCTGTAGTGTCTCAGTGGATTGTAGGACCAAAGATTCCTGGGCACATAAGGCAGATGGCACAAGTTAGAATGGATTTCGCGTACTGATGCATATGCATGAAGCTATACGTAAGTTACGTATGGAAATAGGTGACCCGCCAAGGAACTTTGAGTCAACGTATCTTGGTGACGGGATGACTTCTATCTATGACCTGCCGAAGCAGAACATAAACACTGATACTCTTCAGGTTCAGATAGTTAACGGAGCTACATTAACCACGTTAACTAACGGACCAGACTACCAGATTAATGTTGATCAGGGATATCTGCAACTTACTAATCCTGTTCCTTTCGGAGCTACTATCATAACTCAGGGGACAGCCTGGGGGCTATTCACTGACAAAGATCTTATTAAGTTCATAGAAGACTCAGTACGTCAGCATACGCACGGCAGGGTAATTACTGAGAGGATGAGAACATTCCAGGGTTTCATTTCCTATCGTGAAGAACCTATAGGTCTTGGTAACCTGCCAGAGATTGAAGAACCTCTTCTTATAATGCTGGCTACGATTAACGTGTTCTGGACACTGGCTAACGATGCTGCAACGGATACAGATATCCAGACAGCAGAAGGAACTAGCGTTGACAGGCTAGGAAGATATCGTCAGTTGATGGGTCATATTGATGACCTGACAATGAGGTACCAGGATTACTGCGGTCAGCTTAACATCGGATTGTTCCGCAATGAGGTAACAAAGCTTCGTCGTGTGTCTCGTACAACTGGCAGGCTCGTACCTCTATTCAAGGAACGCGAGTACGATGATGCTAGATGGCCGATCAGAGAACTGCCGCAGATTGACCGTCATGATGAAGACGATAGCGGTATTCCTTCTAATCTGTGGAACTCAATGGGGTACTGATGGCTAACAGGAATATCCAGCCTCTTCAATTCAAGACTATAGGGTTGCCTCCTGGATTGAATATTCGTTACCGCCCTGATTCTGACAATCCTATAAGATCCGGAGAAGTAAAAACAGGCCAGAGTGAGACTACTCATGACATTGGCCCTAGTACTCCTATCTACACTAACCAGATGCATTACGATCCAAAACAGGTGCAGAAGTACCGTAAGTCAGGTAGTAATTTCTCTACGGAAAACAATACTGAGCGTCCGTTAATGCATGAGGCTGGAGGAAACCTCTGGCACTATGACGGTTTGCACAGGGCAATCGCGGCACGACTGAACCACAAGCAGTTCAAGGCTGACATTAACTGGAGCGACGATGATTGGTAATATGTGGCATTTCATTCTTCATATAGCAGGAATACAAGGTGGTTCGTGGTTAAATTTCTGGGGTGGGATAGCAGGATCATGTCTGGTAACGATAGTTGCGTGGTTCGTTCACAGATCTAATGAAAGAATCCACAGGAAACTTAATGCTCATCATGCTCAGATGAAAGATATGCTAGACCCGACAACACCAGGCGGAATAACAGATGCAGTTGATCATCTGAAGAAACATACGGAGGAACAGCTAGATGCCAGGCTACGGACAAAAATCTGACGCAGGCAGGGGAATAGTTAACTGCAACAAAGAAGACTGCGATTGCTCTTGCTTTACGTGCGTTAGCGTGATAGGGTCTCATTGCTACAATCATTACAAAGAATGTCACGAAGGATGCCAGAATGACTAACAGGAATATTAGTTCTTCTCAGTTCAGGTACTCAACAAACATGAAGGACAAGCCCAACTCTCAGGGCACCTTGTTTGACGTTAATCCTAGCCAGAGAACTCCTGAGTCAAGGCAGCCTAGAGGTTTCTCCCCGCAAAGATATGGCGATGTAATGAAAGCCATAGATGTACAGCGTAAAGACAGAGGACCGGGTAATTATGGTGGTCATCAGCATGGAGGAAGGTCTTACACTGTTTATGGTGGTCATGCTGAGCAGCTAGCAAGAACCGTTAATGCGGTAGCCAGGTCTACTATACCTCTTAGTCATATGACTCAACCTCATCCTGATCAGCCTGCTTCTGATGATAATCCTACTCTGCACGTAGGTGTATGGAATCATACTGTAGAAGAAGAAGGAGAACAGGGTCATTACAGCAGGTCAGGCTCTACAGCCATGAAAAATCAGGCCCGTATAGCTATCATGCAAGGTGCGAGTGATGAAACACCTATACATGAGATAGGCCATCATAGAGACGCTATGACTAGGGGACTACATTACAGCACCCCAAGAGAACAAGGTACAGCAGAAGGTTTTGCTGATGCATACGCACAAGAGCATGGTAGAACTGCCGGGTATAAGAAAAAAAGAACAGAAGTCAAAGCTTATCCTAGGTCATGGAAAGCAGCTCTTGGGCATGACGACTACGAAACTACAAACTTTGCCGACTCTTACAAGAAACAACACACACCTCTCAATGAGAAGCAGTTTGATCCTCAAGCACCACCACCAGGACAAGAGAAAACATATCCTTCTCATCATGTACCAGGGCAGCAAGCTTTGCTGCATAAAGTTTATGCTAGAGAAGGTAAAACTAACTGGGAGACTGGTGAAAAAGAGAAACTACCTAGTTCATGGCGCTATAACGAAGATGTAATTAAATGAGCAGACTTGACTGGAAAAACGGCCGTTTCATGGCTGACGTTGAAACTGACCAGATATATATTGCCATGCAAGGATGGCGAGATGTATCAGGGGACTGGGTTGATTATTATAAGTTCAACTCAACCGCTACTGTAGTTGACCCTATCTATGATGAGGCAACAGGCTCAGGCAGGCTATATTTTCCTTATGTAAGAATTCCGGTACTTCACGTTACCTTGATTCCTGGCGAGAACCAGAATACTGACTCAGGTTTCTACTACAACGACACACTGTCTATCATCTGCGCGTTCGATCAGTTTACCAGAACAGGAATGGACTACGCGGATGTACAGCAGGGTAATTACCTGAAGGACAGAATATACTATAATCAGAAAGTATTCAGGGTACTGTCAATGGTGCCTAGGGGCAAGATACAGCAACGTCCCACCATGGTAGGAATTGAATGCACTCAGCTTAAGCCTGACGAGCTTATTGATGATACTCAATTTGTTCCGTGGTCTCAGCCAGTTAATCCATCAGTTACACCTTAAGGAAAATAAATGCCTTCACTTCCGATTGACGGTCAGACAGGGTGGGGAGACATCCTGAATGCTTATCTTAATGCATTATCAACAGAAGCTAACACAACTCAGTCAAACCTGGCTAATCATTCAGCCAACACACCCGCTGATCCTCATGGCGACAGGTCATACGCTCAGTCTTTAGTTAATCCTATTATCAACGGGGTTAACCTTGCTAATGGTTTCGTTCAGCTTAACTCTCAGGGACTTATACCGTCTAACCTGATCTCTGGGGGCGGGGGGAATAATGTTACTGGCGGTGCTTATAACGGTATCTATGATGCTGTGGCTACATTCGGTGCCATTCCTAACAACGGATCAGATCAATCGGTACCGATACAGAATGCTCTTAATGCCGCTGCTTCTAATCCTAGCGGAGGCATTGTCTGGGTAGGGCCGGGAGTATTCTCTATGGCTAACTACCTGGTAATGCCTAATAACACGCACCTGATGATGAGTGAGGGAACAATTCTCCAGAGGATTTCAGGCAGCCCCAACGCACCATACATGATTACTAATGTCAGATTCGGCACATCTAATACTCCTGCATCTGGCATAAGAATATCAGGGGGAAAGATCGATGCAGTTGGCTCAGGACTATCGTCTTCTTGCACACCTATATTCTTAATTCAGTCAAGCAAGAACAACATTGATAATGTTTACGTAAACAATGTATTCAACTCACCCGCAATAGAGATTAACGGATGCACGAATACTATTATCCAGAACTGCCTATTCGACGGAACCGGTACTAATACGTTCTTCACTTTCTCAAGCGTTCCAGCAGTGAGAGTTAACGTGTCATCATCGTCTACTACTCCTTCAGGGCTGGCGAATACATTCTATAACAACACTGTGACCTACGATTGCAGGCTGATAAACTCAGCAACGATAGCAACTAACTTCACTAACGGATGCTATGGTGCCCTGATAGGTGATGACTTCTCTAATTCTCACCATAGCCAGAACATATTAGTAATGGGTTGCGCTACTGCATATGCTAGTGCTTTGCTGTCTAGCGGTCAGGCTATTTACTCTAACGGCCAGTTCAGCGGACTCGTAAACACAGGTAACCTGTTTGTCTGATAAAATTAACTTGTAAGTTTCGAAGCGCGAACTTGCATCGCCTACATTTGCCTATAGACCGGAGTCTTTTTCATGCCTTGGTTGTTAAACGAGGACGCAGCTCTTAAATTTAAACTGCAAGGTCTACAGGTATTCGATGCTAATGCGCCACAAGGGAGGAACGTACCAGTTAGATACATGCTGCCTGAAGTAGA